TATACTAAGTAATACCAACAGACCTAAAGGAATTGGTAATGCAAAAGAAGACAATGCTAACTATAGTAGCCAAAGATAGCAAGGGTGCTATATGAGTGGCGGGAGAATAGGCGGTAGGGCCGCTGGAACGCCAAATAAGGCTACATCTGAGGCAAGACAAGCCATAGCTACCTTTGTGGATGGGAACGCTTGGAGGCTCTCTATTTGGCTCGATAAGGTAGCAGAGGGCGACCCCGAGCATGACATAAAGCCAAACCCCGCAAAGGCATTTGAGTTATTCCAATCAGTAGTGGAGTATCACATTCCAAAGCTGGCAAGGACAGAACACGCCGGAGACGCGAACAATCCCATTGAAATGAAAGTCACATGGGCGCAACCGAACAATCCATCGTAATTCCTTACTCCCCGAGAAAAGAGCAGTTGCAGATTCACACTCTGCTGGACGCTCACAGATTCGGGGTGGTGGTGGCCCATCGGCGCATGGGAAAGACGGTCAGCGCGATCAACCATTTGATTAAAGATGCGGTAAGCAACCAAAAGGAAGCACCCCGCTACGCTTACATTGCTCCAACATACGGGCAAGCAAAGCGGGTGGCATGGGACTATCTTACAAAGTACGCAAGACCTCTCGGGGGAACTGAGAACATCTCTGAACTGCGGGTGGACTTTTGGAACCGCCGGATTCAGCTATATGGCTCAGACAATCCCGACTCACTGCGAGGCCAATACTTTGATGGGGTGATTCTTGATGAGATTGGCGACCAAAACCCAAAGATTTGGACAGACATTATTCGCCCGTCATTGGCTGACAGACTCGGGTGGTGCTGCTTTATCGGGACTCCAAAGGGCCACAATCACTTCAAAGACCTCCGAGATCGGGCAGAAACAGAGGACGGGTGGGGACTGCTGGAGTTCAAAGCCTCACAAACAGAGGTCTTGACCATCACCGAACTAAAGGCGGCTCGGGTGGAGATGGGGGACGATAAGTACCTTCAAGAGTTTGAGTGTTCATTTACCGCTGCGGTGGAGGGCAGTTACTACGGTCAACTGCTCAACGATTTGGACGAAAAGAACCACATTCAAGAGATTCCCCGCGATGATCTCTGCAAGACAGTGTGTGCATGGGACTTAGGAATGGGCGATTCAACGGTGATTTGGGTGGCTCAAATAGCTGGCTCAGAAATCCGATTGATGGACTTTTACGAGAATAACGGGGTGGGACTTGACAGCTATGTTAATTGGTTAAGGCATAATGGATGGGACAAAGCCGAGCAAATCCTACCTCACGATGTACAAGTGCGGGAACTCGGGACGGGGAAAAGCCGACTAGAGGTTTTAACCGATGCTGGATTAAACATTCGGGTTGCCCCACGCATGGGGGTCGATGATGGCATCCAAGCGGTGCGAAGGCTGCTCCCACGATGTTGGTTCAATGTGCCAAAGGTCAAACAAGGACTAGACGCACTCAGAAACTACCGAAGGGATTACGATGAAAAGCGGAAAATCTTTTACGACCGACCACTTCATGATTGGAGTAGCCATTCTGCTGATGCTTTCCGCTATCTTGCAATCGGTCTAAACGAAACAACCGGCTGGTCAAAGATGCCCACTCAAAATGTGAAATGGATTGTGTGATGGACGAAAACAAACTCAAATCAATCATCGATGCTGAGATTTCCAACAGTCTCGGCTATTTGGAGACTGAGACCACTGAACAGCGCAGAGAAGCACTGCAAGCCTACCTCCGGCAACCATACGGCAATGAGGTTGAAGGCAAGTCGCAGATTGTGACCGGTGAGGTTGCAGAGGCCGTAGACGGCTCTCTGCCGTCATTGGTGCGTATCTTCTCGGCAAGCGATGAGGTCGTGCGGTTTGAACCCCGTGGGCCAAATGATGAGGCCGGAGCAAAGCAAGCCACTGAGTATGTGAATTGGGTATTCAACCGTGACAACGAAGGCGTGATTATTCTTCACGATTGGTTCAAGGATGCGCTTCTCCAAAAGGTTGGAGTGGTCAAAGCCTATTGGGAAGACAAAGAAGATGTAATCAAAGAGAAGTATCGTGATCTAACTGATGACGAACTCGCCATGCTGATGAGCGATGGCACGATGGAGATCGTCAATCAAGACTCGCAAGAATTCGATCAGATGACCCCAATGGGGCCAATGAAGATCAAGATTCATGCTGTGACGGTCAGCAAGAAACAAAAGACGGGTCGAGTGGTGGTGGAGAATGTCCCACCCGAAGAATTCCTAATCTCTAAGAAAGCCCGAAGGATTGAGGGTTCGCCTTTCGTTGCCCACCGTAAGCTGATGACCCGAAGCGACTTGATCGCTATGGGCTTTGATGCTGACATTGTGGACGGGATTCCCTCAAGTGATTCACTGACATACACACCGGAACGACTTGTTCGATTCTCCAATGGTGAGCAACCGGATGACTCCACAAGCATGGATGACTCTATGCAGAGTGTTGAAGTGTTTGAGTGCTACCTACGGGCCGACATGGACGGGGACGGTATCGCTGAACTTCGTCAAGTGTTTTATGCTGGAAACGAAATTCTGTCAGATGAGGAGTGCGACTATGTGCCATTCCACTCAATCTGCCCGATTCCCATTCCTCACAAGTTTTTCGGTCAATCATTGGCAGACCGGACTACAGACATTCAGCTACAAAAGACCACTATCACCCGTCAGATTTTGGATAACCTCTATCTGACAAACAATGCTCGGGTGACTGCGGTAGATGGGCAAGTTAACTTAGATGATTTGCTGACTGCCACTGCTGGTGGTGTGGTGCGGATTAAATCTCAAGGCGCAGTGCAGCCATTGAATGTGCCACCCGTTGCGGGACAAGCCTTTCCGATGCTTCAATATCTCGACTCTGTGGCCCAAAAGCGCACCGGAGTGACTGACGCATCGCAAGGGCTAGACCCCGCTATCTTGCAGAATGTGACCGCTGCGGCTGTGGCATCTATGCAAGCGGCTGGTGCGGGTAAGGTTGAACTGATAGCGCGAATCTTTGCGGAGACCGGTGTTAAATCGCTTTTCAAAGGGATTCTGCACCTTCTCTGCAAGTATCAAGACAAGCCCCGCATTGTGCGGATGAGAGGCTCTTATGTGGCATTTGACCCGCGAGAGTGGTCGAATCAGTACGATGTGGATATTAATGTGGGTCTCGGTGCTGGCAACCGTCAAGAACAGATGGCGATGCTTCAAATGGTCTTGCAGAAACAAGAACAAGTATTGGGACAGATGGGGCCAGCTAACCCATTGGTGAGCATTGGACAGTATCGCAACACGCTCGGGAGAATGGTGGAAGCTGCGGGATTCAAGGACAGCGCAGAGTTTTACAAAGCCATTCCGCCGGAACTCGATCAGCAATTGAGCAACCCACAACCGCAACAACCGCAAATGTCGCCCGAAGCACAAGCGGCAATGGCAAAGGTTCAAGCCGACATTCAGAGTATGCAAATGAAGGCAGAGGCAGATATTCAGTTGGCCCGTGAGAAGGCAATGGCTGATATGCAGCTACAGCGGGACAAGTTCGAAGCTGAAATGATGTTTAGAAAGCAAGAGTTTGAAGCAGAGGCTCAATTGAAAGCAATGAAGGTGGGTGCAGGGATTACCTCAAACATTGAGATTCCGGGGTAAGTATGGCTGACTCAAACATCATCTATAGCCCAAAGTTTGGGCAGTTGGATTTCTCAAACGATGTATGGGCAAGAGCTTACCGAACCGGTGATGCTTCATCACGCAATCAAACATTTGCCATTGGGCTTAATTTTGGTGGGACTGAGTACGCATTCATTCCGGAAGACCGTATTCAAAAGGGATGGTATGCCGATGGACGGTATACATATTCTCCGGCTTTTCTAAATGAAGATACGATTAAAACGCTCGGAACAAATGCAGAATACATTGATTTGTCTAAGGCCAAAGTCCCAAGCGGATGGGCGGGTGGTGACTCTCTTATTAAATCAGAGGACATAAAAACCTATGGCGACTATCTTTCCAAAAGCACAGTAGGCGCATCGGCAAAAGGATTTTTAGTTCCCGCTGACCAATTGGGAAACTATTTTCCAAATACAGCAACACTTGACCCTAAATTTGGTGCGATTAAGGGATTAGCAAGAGACCCCGACACGGGTGAATTAGGTTATGCGGCAACGGGTGGCGGCAACATTCAAGCCCCAATTGCAAAAACTACTCGTGTAAGTTACTACGAAAAACCATCGGGATTTTTGGCTGATTTAGGTCGGTCAATTCAATCAATAGACCCAATTGGATTATTTGCGCTGAATTTGCTTGTTCCGGGACTTGGAACCGGAATCGGAGTAGGCCGAGCAATTGGTGTTGGCGACCTTGAAGGCGCAGCCAAAGCATTGGTCATTGGTGAGATTATTGGACAAAGTGGCGTTGCTCAAAATGTTGCTGGTGCAACGGGTTCGGCTGCATTGGGTACTGCTGCTGCGGGTACTGCTGGCGGCTTGCTTGCTGGTCAAAACATAGGTCAAGCCATAACTACCGGCGCGACACAAGGCGCAATAAGTGGTGCGGCTGGAACCATTGCAGATCAACAAGCCGCTGATTACATTCAAAATCTTCCTACCCCGGACTACTTAAATGCTGGCCCTGCACCGACAAGCTCAGATGTGATGGCAGCGTTTCCGGAGACCAATCCGGAAAACTTTGTTGGCCCACCCGCAGACATTGATACGACACTGCTAGACCTATCAACT